TTCAAGAAGCATCCTTTGACAAAATCCCACGGATGGTATGTTGAAGGCGAATTGCTCAAAACCAAGAGAGCCGATGAAGTTTGGGATGCCGCTCAAGACTTGAAGCGAATAAGCGAAGACACCGGAGTCCAACGCTCTCTCGGATTTTCCGTCGAGGGCAAGGTTCTTCAGCGAAGCCCTTACGACAAAAAGAAAATCATCAAAGCCCGCGTCAATCATGTTGCAATTACGCAAAGCCCGGTAAATAGCGATACGAATTGCGACATTCTCGCGAAGTCCATGATGGACTGTTTCGTCGATGAGGACGAAATGGAAAAGGCGCTGTCTGTCGGGCACGGGACCGACTCGGCTGGCTTCACTGGCGGGGACGCATTGAGAACGGAAGACCTTGAGGGCGACGAAAAGGACAATCATATCGCTGGCGAACATTATGAGGATTCCGAAGAAGAAGAAGAAGCGAACGCGAACGGAAACGGAAACGGGAAAGTGAAAAAGGCAATGTCCATAGGCGAAGCCTTGGACCGTATTATTGAACTCCGCCCTGACATCGACGTGCAAGCGGCTTTGTTTATGGCGGGCACTACGCTAACAAGACTCAAAAACAAGGAGTAGCGACATGGGAAACGCGAAGAAGAAAATTCCGGCGAAGAAGAAAGTGGCCAAGGGCGAAGACTCCTTTCTCAAGGCATTCGCCGAGGTCGAAGAGTCCCTGTTGAAGGGCGAAGAAGAAGAAGAGGAAGCCCCGGCCCCCAAGGAAGAGGTTGAAACTCCTCCCGAAGAGGAAGAGGAAGAGGAGGAGGAAGAGGGCGGCGAAGAAGAAGCCCCCCCGGAGATGGCCAAAAAATCAGAGGTCGGCGACCTCATCAAATCCGACGATGCCGAAGAGTTGGAAAGCGCCCAGAACGCGCTCGAAATCTCTCCGTTTCTAAAGTCGCTGGCGACGGGGATTTCAACAAGCCTCGACGCCGTGACATCCCAGATCATCAAGAGAAACACCCGGCTCGAAAAGGGTATGGTCGTTCTCGCGAAGTCGCAACGGCAGAACAACGAGCAGATCGCGGCTCTCGCGCAGATGGTCACGGCGATGGCTGGCTCTCCGGCACAAAGCGGGCCGAAGAGCTTGATGACCAAATCTCAGGCGGCAAGTCGCTTCAGCGGCGGAGACGCGCAGCAGCAGCCGCCGCGCTCCGAAGTTGACAAGCGCATTATGAGTCTGAGCAAGGCCGATATTGCCAACGCTCTTTTGAAGGGCGTTGAAAATGGTGAACTCAACGACCTCGACGTGCTGTCGTTTGAAAGCACGAATCAGTTCACACCGAACGCGACGAACTTTCTCCGAAAATCAATGGGTTAGTCAACAAAAGGAAGGAACGAAGACATGCAAGGATTTGGAAGCATGATCGGGGAACACATGGATGGTTTCTCGCTCGGAAGTATGGACCAACTGGACGAGCTTAATAAAGCTCTGACGGTTGGGAGCGGGACGGATTCAGCGCTGTTTACAGGCGGTGACGCGCTTCGCCCCGAGTCCCTCGAAGCTTCGATGAAGGTCGTAACCTTCACAAGCGATCACATCAAATTCTGGAAAGCCATTCCCAAGATGCCCGCTTACAGCACGGTCGAAGAGCATACCGTTCTGGGAAGCTACGGTCCCGAGACCGGGGGCTTCATGGTCGATGGTGAACTTCCGTCAACGCAGGACTCCAACTACACCCGCGATGTCGCCCTCGTTCGGTTCCTCGGGACCACGCGGGAAGTGACGCTCGGAACCACATGGATGCGACCGGCACATGGCGACGTGGTTGGCCTCGAAACCAGAGCGGGTATTCTGTACCTCCTAGAAAAGCTCGAACGCGCACTCTTTTGGGGCGACACGACAAAAGTTCCGCAGGAGTTCAATGGCCTCTTCACGCTTCTTCTGAACAACCTCGTCGCAGACAGCGAGAACATTGAAGACTTGCGCGGTGAGCCGCTGACACAGGAAATCCTCAATGAGAAGTGCAGAGTCATCGCCGACAACTTCGGAATGCCGACAAATCTGTACGCCTCTTTCGCCGCAATTACCGATCTCGGTAAGCAGATGGTGGAAGTCGAGCGTATCGGACCCGCGTTGCAGAACGGAACGGTCGGCGTCGCGCTGACCAAGTTCGTCTCTCAGGCCGGTATCATTGGCTTGGACGGCGACGTGTTCCTGAAGGCCGGTTCCATTCCTCCTACCGCCGCAACTCACACACAGGCACCCGTCGCCCCCACTGTCGGCGCTCCGGCGATGGTTGCGGACGCTGCCTCCAAGTTTATCGCTGGCGACGCCGGGAACTATTTCTATAAGTTCACGGCCCTGAATCGTTTCGGTGAGTCCGTTTCGGTGAGCAGCGCTGTTGCCGCAGTTGCAGCCGGTGAGAAAGTCTCCCTCATTATCACTGATGGCGGCGGCGTGGCTGCTACGGCATACAAGGTCTATCGAACGCCAAAGGCGGGGCTGGTCGGAGCGGCCAAGTACATCCAGACGATTGCGGCCTCCGGCGCAGCAACCACGACATACACTGACCTGAATGAGTGGTTGCCGAATACCACTCACGCGCTGCTGTTGCAGAACAACACGCAGTCGCTCTCGTTCAAGCAGTTGATGCCGATGATAAAGCTGCCTCTGGCCCGGATCAGCGCGTCGGTTCGTTGGATGCAACTGATGGCGGGAACCCCCGTCCTCTACGCTCCGAGGAAGAACGTCGTGTTCAAGAACATCGGGCCGTTTGTGGCCACGTAAAAGGTGCTGAATTAAAAAGAGCGGGTTTCCCTTGTGGGAGGCCCGCTTTTTTGGTAGGTTCTGTTGGTAGGAGGATCATATGCCAAAAATTCTAATTGCTTGCGATGTCGGTACTGAAAGTGTCTATTCGAGTAGCGGTAAAATCGACTTTACAGACGGACGGGCCGAAGTCGATGAGGAACTCTGGAAAACGATGAAAGACAAGTATCCGCATTTTGTCGAAATCGTTCCCCGAAAAGCGCCCGAGGCCAAAGCAAAGCCCGCGAAGAAGCCGGTCAAGAAGCAAATTAAAAAGCCTGAGTAGAGAGGTCGAGCAAGTGTACCTTTCTGACATAACACCGGATTACCTGAGAGAATATTATCTCATCGGCGTTGACCTGACGGATGAGAATGGGAACCCGTTTCCGAACGGAATGTTCGACATAGGGATCAGGCTTGCGAGGGCGTGGATGCACAGACAAATTCACGTCCAACTTTCCCCCATGAACATATCCAAAGAGAAGCATGACTTCGATAAGACGGACTTTCATTCGTGGGGATATATCAGGACACATTTTCGTCCGGTCATCTCGGTAGAGAAGGTTGAATTGAAGTATCCCGGATCAACGTCGGGACTTGTCTTTCCTACAGAGTGGTATCAGGTACATGAGATGCCGGGTCAGATTCAACTCATGCCGAATTTCGGCACGTTCTCAAGCGTTGCTATCGGCGCGGCGGGAAACATCGTTTCGCTCTATACGACTATGCACGACAGAATCCCCGGCATCGTTGAGGTTACATACGCGACGGGATTTGCCCTTGGTGAACTCCCTGATGACATTGCCGATCTAATATGCAAGAAGGCCACATACAACGCATTGCACTCTGCCGGTGATCTCGTCGGCGGTGGACCCGGTATTGCGAACTTCTCCCTTGGCGCTGACGGACTGAGCCAGTCAGTCGGAACTACGTCGTCACCGACAAACGCCGGTTACGGTGCCAGACTCATCAACCTTCAGCGTGAGATTAAAGACCAGCTTCGGGTGATCCAAGAGTATTACCAAGGCTTCAACATGAAGGTTGTGTAAATGGCCGGTGCTTTCAGACCAGTGCGCGTTGACTGGAATGTCGCTAACTTCAATGCCCTCATTGTCGAAAAGGGATACGACCTCGTTTGGTCGCGGAGAATGCTTTGCCCCTGCCAGCGCGAAGACACAGACCAACCAGAAATAAAGTGTGAACGGTGTAATGGGGTTGGCGTGTTTTACGTCATGGAGGAAATCATTCGAGGGCTGTTTATGAGCATCGCGAGTCAAGAGCAGCCTCTTGAAATTACTGGCCGCTGGATGAAGGGCGGGGCCGCTCTCACCGTGGCGGGAAACTATAAGCTCGGATACTACGACAGGGTTGTCGTGCAGGATGCAACAGTTCCGTTTAATGAGACAGTTCGCAAAGTATCCGGGTCAACAGATGACCTGTCATTCCCGGTTGTTGAATCCCTGAAGATGCACGGCCCGGATCAGGAATATATTCTTGGGACTGACTTCTCCGTTTCGGGGCAGAAAGTGACGTGGCTGGGCGGCGGGTCCGCGCCAGCCGAAGACGATCAATTTTCGTTCCTGTACCTGATGCGCCCACAATATCTTGTCATGGACATTCCGCACCTATACAGATTGACTATGGTAAAGAGGAAGCACGGGAGAGAAACACTTGTGGAATTGCCGGTCAACGCATTGGTTCAATTAGAGTTCTTCGTAGGGGACAACAGGGGAACAACGCCGTGAGTAGCATAAGGGTAAATATTCCAACGTCATTGATGATGCACTTCGGGGCATATCCGGTAGGGTTCGCCGCCAGAAGCAGAGCCGCAATCCAACAGACCGTTGTGGACGTGGCGAAGGTTGCACGGCAAACGTGGATGCGTTTCGCCATGACGGAATTGAAAACGTCAATGTTCGATTATGCCAGAGGGTTGAGCGGGGCGGACTCGCTAACCATCGGCGACGGCTACGCGGTAATCACGTTGGCCGGATGGCTTGCCAACGCCGTTGAGCGCGGCGTTGCGTCCTATGACATGAAGGACTACTTGCTCGGCGGACCCCGCGTTAAATATACGAAAGAGGGAAAGCCCTACATTGACATTTCCTTCAGGCACGGGACTCCCGGCGACAAGAGGCGAATAGCGGTTATTTTCTTTTCGGTTATGACATCGGACATCTATAAAAAGGCGAAGAACCTGCGCCCGACATTGACGGCCCCGACGCCCCCCGGTGGTTCGACAAAGACAGTTAAGTGGGGGACGAGACTCAAGCCGTCGTTTGCGAATATGGTCGCGCCCCCGGTGGTGAAATCGCGCCCGCCCGCGATGGTTCACAGCAAAACAGAAGAGCCGAGGATGCGGCCAACAGAGTACAAGCACGTTGTTTCGATGTTCGCTGACATGATTAAAAACACGAAGCAATACAAGAAGGCGTCTGGGAGCATGTACTACACGTTCCGGCGAATCAGTTTAGACTCTGATCCGAGCGCATGGATACATCCGGGGATCAGGGCACATCATTTCGCACAAAGAACCGCGACGAAGATTGAGCCACATATCCCGGTCATCTTGAAAAAGAACTTCAGAAGAATCGCGGGGGTCAGGTAGCAATGGCTATAGAGACTTCGATTAACCAGCCGGAACGGACCATCCAGAGAGCGCTCATTGCTGGACTTTCCTATTATGCAAATGTCGAAAACATTTCAGACACGGGTTATTTTTATCAAGGCCAATCAGACGATGAGATTGACCAGATCAAGGATTTTATTTCCGCATGGAATGACAAAAATAAAATAATCATTGGATACCCGAGGAGCTACGCAAACCTCCCCATGCTTTCGATTGTTCTGCGCGGCGAGTCGGAAAGCGATGCGTTTCTCGGGAACTTGCTTGAATCTCACGCCGCTCCCGGAACATCGTTTCGCGGCGTGTACTACAGGGCCACATTTGGGATCGGTATTTTCACCCTGAACGGTGACTTGACCGTGAACATTTACAGGCTCCTCAAACACATTATCCAAGCGAAGCGGCTGTACCTCGAAAGAAACAACGTATTGAACGTGGTCATTCGCGGTAGCGACATAGAGCCTAATCCTGAATACCTGCCAGCGAACGTGTTCCTTCGATACTTGGACCTTGAGGCATCTTATTTAGAGGTAATTCCGCAGCCCGTTTCTGAAATGGGCGGGCGAGTTGCTAATTTTGTTCCGGGGTCACAAGATGGCGCTGAGTTGCAGGACGACGGGTCGGTAAAGATCAATTTAGGGAACTTCACGATAGACCAGCTTGGATCAGAAGAGGAGTAGCGGATGAAGAAAAAGAAAGTTGCCAAGAAGAAGCCCACAAAGAAGAAAGATACCAAGATGTTCTCATTAAAGCGCCCCAAAGCCACTCCAAGGCCGCGCCCGGACTACTTCAAGCTAAAGAAGGCGATTGCCCCGGCCAAGGCAGCAAGGCGAGTCGGCGATGGATTGATTACGTTTGCACAATTCTGTACGTCCAAAGGAATGCGCCCCAACCATGTCGAGGGATTCCGCGCATTCTGCAAGGGGCAGGGAATTGATGCGTCACCAAAGGCAATGATTGAGCGCAACGGACTCGAAAGCGTCTATCTCGCATACGGCGGGAAATAAAAGGGGAATGAAATGCCGCTGACATACTATTGGAATGGCAAGCTCTACATAACTCCGACAGCCGCAAGCAAGGTGGACATCAGCGCCATGATCTCTGCGACTCTCGGCGCATCCGGCATTGTCGGACTGATCGGGTATTCGGATGACGGAGAACCGGGAGTCCTTCACCGGATCGAGGGCAGCGCCCCTAATCTGGCGACGTACAAGTTCACATCCGGCGACATGCTTGAGGCGTGCAGGATCGTGTTTGACCCGTCGAACGATGATGACATCACGAATGGCGCTCAGAGAGCGTACTGCGTCGTCGTCAATCCCCTCTCGCAGAGCGAAGTCAACAATCAGTCCTATTGGCCGTGGGCGACATATTCCGCTCTCAGCGGAAGGCTCGGCGACTTCACTGTCAAGATGACATCAAGGGCATATGGCCCCCGTGCAAATTCCCTGAAGCGAAGTATCACTCGAAGCGCAACAGGCGCGAGTGTCTATCACGACTACAAGGGAGAGACGGAGGATTCCGACACTATTGGCGAAGAGGCAATTCTGACTCTGACGAAGCCGACATACTCGTCCTATGGAAATGCCCAGATCGGAATCAACCGGAACTCGATGCTCGACATGACTGAGGTAGATTCTGGCGACAAGGTTGGCGTCATGGGCCACTACGACACTTTTGTTGGGAGCTTGCCGGATGAAGCGGGCATTTTTTCAATGATCGCGGAGCAAGATGGCGTGCTGGCCGCTGGGACATGGCCGGGGACGGCTGTTTTCCCGGATGTTGTCGAGATCGCATCCGATGACGCTGGCGATACCGCTGTTGAGGTCAAGGTTGTCGGCGTTGCTGATGTCAGCGGGGTTGCAACAGCAATGGCGGCTGTTGTGGCACTCAATGGGACAACCCCCGTGGTTGTCGTAGATGACGAAGCTGACAACATTCTCTGGCTTTCCATTGCCAGTATTGAAATATACGAGGGGACACAGCTAGGAACGATAACGCTGAGTACGTCAGACGTTTACGGGTCTGGCCTAGAGGTTGTGGTCTGCTCAATGATCGCGTCCTTGGATAACACGTCCATTGTCGAGCATTATTTCAACAACAGCGGAGTCACCACATACGGCGCACCGATCACCGGCCCGCTGCACTTTACGGATTGCGCGGCGGCGGTTTATGTCGTTGCCGAGGGCTTGGACGCAAATGGAGCAACGGTGTACGCGCACGTACTGACCGATGCCTTTGGCGACGGGTTCATCGCGGCGGCAACTCACGGAATGGTTAAAATCGTCAGGGTGCATAATGGTGAGGTTGGGGCTTATACCCTAAGACACTTTATGTACTTGCAGCACGATCAGGCCGGGATTGACACGATCACTGATCTCGAAAGCGACTACGAGAGCGCGACAGGGCTGGTTGCAACTGGAACTTACGGCGGATCGGCGTCGTTCCTATGGGCTGACTTGGACTATCTCGTCCCGTCCGTCTCGCAGGACACACCGTCGCCGACAGCACATGATTTATCAACGGCAAGTGTCGCCCTGAAAGCGATCACGTATTTCGTTGTCGATTGGATCAATAACCAGTCGGGATATGCGGACGCGGAGCGCACTTACGGGGAAACCATTACCTACCTTGGCGCAGACAGCCCCATGAAGAGCGGATGGTACTATCCCGACACTGAAGACCTTGCCTCGTATGTTGGCGGGGCAGATGGCCGCGAGAGCGTCCGCTTCGCTGACTGGCAAGCCGCCCTCGATCTGCTTGAGCAGATCAGAGTCAACATCATTGTTCCATTGATCTCACAGGCTGACACGAGGCCGGTTTTGACACCGGCTGAGATACTTGCAGCCGTTACCGACGTGTCTATCAACGAGGAGGCCGTCTTTGCGGCTGTGAAGGCCCATTGCGGCTCAATGGACGGCGTTTCGGAGCGGAATGCCTTTGTTGGCTTCCAAGGTGACAAAGACGAGGTTATTGCGGCGATCAAGGCGATCAACAGTCGCCATGTCCTCCTTATCCCACAGCGGATTGAGAGGTATAACATCAGCGGCGTCCTTACGGAGTTTGAGGAGTGGGCAACGGCTGTGCTTGCGGCTGGTATGCAAGCCGGAGCGCCTGTCGGAATGCCCCTGACGTACAAGTATGCCAACGTCATCGGAGTGGGATGGGAAGATGAGGACTTCACGCAGGATGGATGGCATCCGACTTACAACTCCGATGAGATGATTGAAAAGGGCGCAATGTTCTTGGCGGAAGTGGAAGATATTGGCTGGCGATGGGCCAAGCATCGGACCACGTACCTGAAAGACACGAACGATGCCTTCACGCAGGGAGCCATGAGCGCTGCGATCAATTACTTTGCCTATACGTGGCGAGAGAACGTGAAGAACCGCTTCACGGGCAAGAGGACCCTTGGCGGGATCACGCAACGCGCCCAAGCATACAGCACGACCATCATGGACCGCATGAAGGGCGAGAACGTGATTGTGGACGGAAGCGAAAACGGAGTTGCGGTTTCGGCGTATCGGGACCTGTCTTTTACATTGACAGGCAACACAATGTTTGGTGAAGTGAAGGCGATGTTTGTGAACTCGGTTGACTTCACATTCCTGACAATTTACGCCATGCCCGTGACAATGACCTAAGCGGAGGGATTTAGAGAATGGGACACGTTCCAAACACAACGACAGCTTCTCAGGTTATGACCGGGGCGAGAGCAATCTTTAGTCTCGGAGAAACCCCGATTGGCTACGCCCAGAACCTCGAAGCCAGCGAAGAGATCACATATGAACCCATAGATGTTTTGAACAACATCTATGTCCAAGAACATGCCCCGACAGGGTATCGAATATCCCTTTCGGCTGGGTTCTTTCGAGTTCCCGACAGCAGTTTGAAAGCGGCTGGGGTTTTCCCGTCTCTCTCTGGTGGAGTCCCTGCGTTTCTGGCGCTGGCCCCAATGGACGTGAGCGTACAAGACGAAGTGAGCGGTTCTGTTCTCGCACTGATCGAGGGCGTGAAGGCTCAGTCGAAGTCGTTTCAGGTTCAAGCGCGAAGCACAATGGGCGAAAACGTCAGCTTCGTCGGAATCCGAATGAAGGACGAGTCGGAAATGAGCGGAGGGCCGCAAGCCATAAATCCTTAGAATAACGATCTCCAAGAGAGACCGGCACCTTATTTTTGCGTCGGGGACTAGACACCCCCGGCGCTTTTTTCATATAGTGTGGTGCAGAAATTCTAATTTGGAGGTCTCTCATGGATGCCGTAGGTAAAAAGTTGAGTGATATACAGGGAAAGAAGTCTGGCGAAAAGGACAAAATCAGAACACTTATCGAGAAGCCATTTGACATCAACGTCAGGGACGCGGGCGGGCAAACGTGGAAGGGGAAATTCGTAAGCACAATCCCGACCGTTCAAGGACAGCTTGAAATAGAGGTCCTTGCCGCAAGCTTGCTCCACTCGCTCCCAAATGTTTCGTCTATCGGGATGGGACTCGCACGGATGATGGCGACTTGCGAAGTGTGCCTGACCACGAGGGAAAAGTGGTTCGACGTAAGCGAAATTCGCGACTCGAAGGTAATCGCTGAAGTTTACAAAGAGGTAACACGTCACCACGACGCATATTTTCGAGGCGGTGAAGACGGAGGAGAAGATAAAGAGGCTGGCGAAGTGGGTGTACCTAAATCAAAGGCATAAGCTTTGGTACTGCGTTCGCTACAACAAACCATTTTTCTTTGAAACTCCTGAAGAGTATTCCGGCTTTCGTAGTTCGATGGCTGTACTCGAAGCGTGGGCGATAAGGTTTTACGAAGACCCGAATGAAGCCAATAAGGTTATCCTCGAAGAGGAGATGGGCGCAAAGAAAACTGGCGATCATCTCTTCGATGAGATGGAACGAAGGTTCTGGGCTGGCCAAGACCCGTTTGAAGGTTTGAATTTTAAGAGCGAACTTCGGAGATTCAAGTCGAGGGCCAAAGCAAGGTCCATGCACGCTCCCGCAAGAGTGAAAGCCGCTCCTAGCGGCGAGGAAACATATTGACAAATAACAATTTGTTGACGGGGACGCCCTATGCGTACACAATGCGGCCATGATTGAAGAAAGAATCACCATAACCACTGAATCAGACATACCGAGAAAGATGTCTGAGGCGGAGAGTGCTGTCATCCGCGCTGCAACCGAGTTCTCTGCATTCGGCAAGGAGGGCACGGACGCATTCGTTGACCTTGAAAAGGGCGTCTCGAAGTGGGGTGAGAGCTTCAGGAAAAATATCGAGGATACGCGGAAGGACATGGCGAAGCTCCTGTTGGCGCGTGACAAGCTTCACGAGAAGCCCGATGTCGGCATTGGTGCATTCAAGGCGCTGCAAGATCAAATCAACACGTCCATTGATCGGCTACAGGCCCTACAGAAGGAGTATAAGGACCTCGACAAGCTGTCTCAGGCGTTTGGTGGCGGTTCGTTGACAGGGGCGGTGCGTGGGACTCCCGTGCGCGGTCCACAAGGCGCAGCAGCGCGAGTCGGGAGCGGAGGCGGAGTCGGGCGCGGAGGCGCTGGCGGCAGGTCCGGTGGAAGCGGCGGCGTTGGCTACAATATCTGGGGTCCTGTTTATTACGGGATGTCTCAGGGGAACATGGGAGGCGGAGACTTCCTTGGAGGTATGGTCCCAGCAGCAACCGCAATGGCTGGCGGTCTCTTGGCGAGGAACTTTGGACTCAAGGGCGCAATAGCTGGCGGGGCATTATCAGCCATAGGGATCGGCTCTGCTATGAGCGATGTTTATGGGCGTCATTCGTCGATGCAGAATGCGCGTTTGTCGGCGGCTGGCGGTCTTGGCGGGGCCGGGATACTCCGGGCCGAGGGTATTGGCGGGAAGTACGGATTTGTCCAGCAGCAAGCCGCTGGGTTCGCTGGCGGATATGGAATGAATGCTGGAACCGGCGCGGGCATGGAAACGGCGATGATGCTTCAGCGTGGCGCTGGTGTAGGCGCTGGGACATCTGGAAGCTTTGTTGGCTCGTTGAGGCGATCCGGCGCTCTGGGGTTTGGCGCTCCGAACGAAGGCAGCATAGACAACATCATGGGCGGCGTTGCGGCAATGGGACGGGCTGGCGGAGTGCTTCGCCCCGGCGAGTATGGCGCTATGAGTTCCCTTATTACTTCCGTGCAAGGGCTTACTGAGTCGATAGGGAGCAAGGTTACGCTTGGAAGTGATAGCGTCGCCGACATGCTTGGCCTCGGCACGATGATTGCGGGCTACGGGCGTGACAACAAGAACGCTCCTATGGCGCTGCGTACAGGCGACTTCATGGGTAGCCTGAATCAGTCGATGAGTACGGGATTCGCCGGAGCCGGTCCCCACGGCCCAGCGTTTGCATATTCCGCGTTGCTGAGACATTACAAGGGTAAAGAAGCCCCCGAGGGAATACAGGGCATGGGCGCTTCTGAGCAGTTGTGGACGCTCGGAAAAATCCAAGAGAAGGGAATATTTGACACGGACGCATTGGGTTCTTATGCGAAAGAATACCTCCTCAGAACAAAGGGTAAAGATAAACACCAAGGACTCCGGTATCTTCAGACAGTAACGCAGCTTGGATACGAGCAGACAGAGGGACTTGCCGGGTTCTTTGAAAAAACAGATGGCGACTTTTCATCCGCCGACATAAAAAAAGAATTTGGCGCAGGTGGACTACAAACAGAGGGGCAAAAGAATACGGCCATGTTTGGCGACATCGCAAACATTGCAAGGGACATGAACATTATTGCCACAAAAGCGTCCCCAGCAATCGTTGCATTGAAGGAGGCAAGTGTCCCGTACTATAAGATTGCCACTGAACTTGCTGAACATGCGGCGGCTGCAATGGTAAAAACGGAGATAGCAACGACCACTGGACTCGGGAAGTTAAAGGCTGCAAATAAAGATATGGCGCTAATTTTGGGGGACATGCGGAGCGATACAGAACTTACGGCACAGGCTGCGGCTATGGAACGATATGAGAATAGCCCTCTTTGGCAAAAAGTATATACATGGATGGGCAGTACTATTTCTGCTAGTGGGACGGACATAAAAAATATTGTATCGGGAGATGAGGGTACCTTGGTAAAACTGCTTCGTGGTTATTTTGGGCGGGAAAGGAATCAGGAAGGAAAGATTACGGTCAAAGGCGGCGGGGAGTCTTCCTCCGCTGGTGTTGTAATTGAATTGAGGGAGAGTGATGAGCCAAAGGAAAACACTTCACAATGACATCAGGTATTCTTCAAAAAAGGGACACGTTTAGAAAACAGGCGCTTGCAAACGCCGATGTTCCAATTGGCGCATGTGTTTACACAAAGTATGGATGCTTCGATATTTCCAAGGACATTATCAGGGGGCGATACGCCGGGTCCACGATGGCGGGATCAAGCTCTT